ATGAATTGCGCAATATGCGGTAAAAAATTAAGTAGAATTTCAGATGTAACTTATCCTTTAGAAAAGCATCTAAAAAATTATGATGTATGTAATGAATGTAACAATCGAAGAAACGATTTAAATATTTATGCAAAATCTATGGATCAAGAAAGGTATACAAAAGCAAGATCAATACTAGTAGAATATTTAAATAAGATTACAGATGAAACAGCAAAAGATTATTTAAAAAATTATATTGAATCCAATGATAGCTTAATTAATAAAAATATTCATTCTAAAATGATCTCTAATTTTTGTGATAATGAAACTTATAAAAATAAAGTTGATTTATTTTTACCTAAACTAAATAATTCTGATATCGAAGATAAATTTAATAAAATATATAATACAAAAAATGAACAAATTCCTAAGAATCCTTGTTATGAATATGATATATCTGTAATAAATGATCTACCGACAGGTGAAGTAGATTTAAATAATATGAAATTAGAAATTACAGAACATTCAATAAATGGTTGGAGATTGGCTTTTACATTTACAAATGAAATAGGGAAAACGACTTCAGTTATTGGGTTAGGTGGAATAGCTGGTGGTATAAACGCGACAATAGATTCTACAATTTTAATTTTTGAACGTTGTATAAGATCAGGACAATAAAACCAATTTACATAAAAATATCTCTATCAATTACCAAATGGAAGGATTAATCATCTTTTTCTTAAAACTTTACTCCGCAATTTTTACAATGATATGTTTTACTAATTGTTCCCAAAGAGAATAATCCAAAAGCTAGCCCGTGCCCTATTTTACTTGCGGCTGAAATCTTCTCAACATTAGGAGAGCCGCAAGCAGGACAATGAACTTGATACTTTTGATTATTGTTTTCAAAGAATTTTTCACATTCTCTTATGCTTGAATGTATTTCTTGCTTGTTATTTGTTGAGTGCGGATCGACTTCTATTGGATTAGGATTTTCCCCACTAATTAATGGCGTTTCACAATATACACAAATGTCGAATGAATCTGAAAAGTTATGATGACATTTAGGACAATATTTCATAATAACACCTCCATAAAATAATTATACTATTATTATAAATATATTTCAATAATGAAATTAAATAAATTCCCTAAATTTATTTAATTATAAGCAACTAATTGATATTAACTCCATTTTCTAATGTCTCGAAAGAGAACATTACAAAGGTTTCTACAGCAATAAAAGAATATAATAGTAATCTTGAGAAAACAAGTCATGCGCAAGCACAATATGTAAATGCTATAAATGTAAGCAATTCAAGTTTAGCTGGTTATTTAGCACACCTTAACGGTGCATCCGCTTCTCTCATTGGTTATATTAAATATTTATTCGCTGCACAAGGAGCTACTCTTGGTCTTACTATTAAAACTAAAGCACTAGAACTAGGTGTAAAAGGTCTTGAAATTGCTGGTAATATGCTTTTAGTTTTAGGCATTACAGAATTAATCAGTTTGATAGTGAAAGGCATCGATAATCTTGTTCATGCACAGCAACACGCTATTGATAAGGCAAATTTAAAATCTTAATAACAAAAGAGCAGCTTACACCGTCCATCTGGTGCAGGCTGCTCTTTTGTTGCGTGCGGAGATTTAATATTTTAGCTTCAATCGCCTGAATCATTGGGATTGGATTCAGTGTTAGAGGGTTTATCCTGTTGGGCTTCAGCTTTGTCCTTACTATTATCATCCCTATTTTTTGCGAGCAAAGCATATTTATTGAACAGATCAGCAAATTCGTTTAAATATGCTTGCCGTTCGTCGTGATTTAATTTTTTGAAGGCAAAAAATGGAGCTTCCAAAATAGCAAGTATAAAGCCAGTATCATACATAAAATTTTGTGGAAGAATCCTCAAAATATCAACAACGGTTTCTGGATCATCCTGATAAACTGTCTCCAAAATCTTTTTAAATATTTCTGATACGAAATTAATTTGAGTTTTAATATCTTTTTTTTGGAATGGATTGTATTTTTGTATTGGATGATTTGAGTCAAAATCAAAAAGATTTACCTGTTGAGCATTGTCAGCTATTACATCAGAACTCGGGTTGTCCAATGTTATGATTTCATTTATTTTTGATTCAGCTTTTTCATCACTATTCAAATCAAACAGTTGTTTCAAAATTGTAATTAAATCTTTTTTAGAAATACTCTTAATTCGTCCTTTTTCCAATGCTGAAAGATAGCTTGTGGTTTTATTAATGGAATTAGCCAATTTAGTCAAAGTTATATCTTTACTTATTCTCGCATTTTTAATTGTTTGACGAATATTGGAGTTCATTAATATCTTTTCTGGAAGCATTTAGATCACCTTCATTATTTAATATCTTTAATTATATCAACTATTATGTACAATGTCAATTCAATATAAACACATTTTTGTAAGAACAGTTAAAAATATTTTGAAAACACTTGACAATTCAATTTTTACACGCTAAAATATGATTATGAAGTAAAAACAGTACAAAATGAATTAGATGAACTAGTAGAATCAAAAATGTACTGAATAATTTACTTGTTGATAGCAGAATTGGATATTACAAATGGGAAGGGGATTTCCAGAAATCACCATTGAAATCAAGCACCCGCCTTAAAACTAATCTTTTTTAAGGAGTGACAAGAATGATCCTTGATCTGACAGACCGTGAAGCCGCCATGCTAACCGCCATGCTGACCAGTGCATCGATCCTCAGCGCCCATTCGACAGTAGACATCTATAAAGGCGCTTATGGGCCGTTGCTGGGAAAGTTGCTGAACCAGCGGGAACAACAGGAAAGGAGGAGTTTTAAAAATGTCCCTTGAAGAATGCAGAATTGCCGTTTGTCAAAATATGAATCGCGTTGTCCCTGAAAAAATCAGGAAAAAAATGAAGCTTGTGTCTGATTCCGTTGTTGGAAATCGCTATCGTGCTGCATGGATCAGCTACGATCATCAGGAATGTATCATCTGCCAGCTTGCCGACTACACGCAACCGCAATGTCCTGTTGAGCTTGTACCGTTTGGATTTGAAATCTAAAATTATTAGGAGGAAGAATTATTATGAAAATCTCGGACAACGGTAAGGTTATTTTTGATGGTGCTTTTGATGTAAACAAAATTGATTTTAATGACAAAGAAACAGTGTTGGATGAAGATTTTACGTTTCGCTATAATGACGAAAGTATTTTAACAAGTGATATGATAATGGCTCTTTATGATTTTATGGTAAATATGGATTTTTTCGGTAATGACGATGATTTGACTAAGTTTTATCTGTTTTGTGGAATTGATGGAGAACCTTGCCTTTCGGCGTGGTGTAAACCATGTGTTTTTGATTACAACTCACAAAACGAACAGGACAAAAAGATGTGGCAGAAAATGTTAGATAAAGCAATGGACGAAGAAGAAAAAGCATTAATAAAACACGGTATGATAGAAGACGAAAAATTAAATAAAGAATGCACTAATAATCAACGTGATGCTCTTGAAGAATTGGAACGTGACGGCGGTTATGAAATCACAACTTTTGATATTGAATTGACTAATGCTGAAAAACAGCAATTAAAAAAGGTCATAGATTTAATGTTGGTAAAGACGGTGGAATGAACAACATTGGTTTGAAACTCACAATGACAGAGAGGGACACGATTCCTATTGGTCGGTTAAAGTAACGCCAGAAGAATTTGAGGAAATCAGGAAGTTGCTTAATAGTATTCCAGAAATAAAAAAAATTGCTGATGATTATGACGCTGCTTGTACTGTCGTTGCTTCCTGATTAGAGAAATGATATTGAAAGGAGGTAATGCTTATGCTTGTATTTTAATCCCACTGGCTCCAATGGGCAGTATTGTCAAAGCTTATAAAGATTATTCAAATTAAAATAAGAAAAAGAGTGAAAATAATAATGAGTAGAGTCAAACTGAGGAACAGGGTAAGGCTTAAAAACTACTATTTCCTATTTTATATAGGAGACAGCAAAACACATAAAGGGCACCAGATGATAGGATCAGGCAGATACAAATCGTTAAAAGAAGCGGCAATCAGTGGGGTTAATACTTTCATTGTTCCGCTTGATGCCCAATACAATCATAAATTGATGGTTCAAGATTGGAATAAGGCAACGGATTATGTCTGTCCAAATTGCGGGAAAGTGCATGATGTTTTACTTGATCACGACAATAATCTGATTTACGGTGAAATGAAAGGTTTATTTGATGATGGAAAGCAGGAGTGTTCGTTGAAAATAGCCAAAACCTTGAATGATGAAAATACAACCCGTATGAATCAATCTATGGAGAGGGAATAAATAAGGAGAAAATGTATAATTTCTTACAAGAACAAGCAGGAGTTGAAGCAAGATAATTTAAAAAATTAATTGAAAACTTGACTTCATGAAAAATTGTGTGAAATAAACAAAAAATTTATAATGAATTTTGGTTAAAACAGCCAAAAGAAAGGATTCTAAAACTATGCAAGATGTAGTATGGACTAACCGCACAAAGGAGCAGAAAATTAATGATCTTGTTCAACATAAAACCGGTTTCCTTATCAATGTAGAAAACAACGATCCTAATAACAGTTTGGAAATATATTCCTCATATTTCAACCAATGTCAGGAAATCAATAATCAGCTTTCATTTAATAATAACAATATGATAAGAAATGTAGAGGGAAAATCTACTGCTTGTATTGAAGGTATGGGTTCGCTAAATATAAACACTGTTAAAATTGAATCCATCGAAAAACTAAATGAAGATGAATGCGCGGATATGTTTGATTTTGGTGTATCAATGACTTATCATATTAGATTATTTTCTACCGTAAATGAAATTTGGATCGGTTTTATGGATTAAAATATTAAATTTAAAATTTAAAGGAGAAATAACTAATATGGAATTGCGTGTTGTTCAGGGAACACCTATATATAAACGCTACCTAAAAGCATTTACCAATGAGATACATTCAAAGAATCCAGACCGTGTATCTTTGAGGCGAGCCGTTTTATATGGAGTAAAATACATCAATACTCACAAGTACGCACATAAGGAGTATGCGGAAAGAGAGGAAATAGAACTTAAGTTTAAAATCATACAGGCAGTTAAAAGCCTAATGGAACTGTTGACACCGAAAGAATTTGTAAACCTGTTTCCCATAGAAAAGGAATACAACCACAGCAAAGATGATTGTTGGAAAGATTATTTCTATACAGTCAACAAACTAAAAACTTACAATATGGGTTCTCCGTTAGGTGACAAATTTGAGGATTTTATTTGGGACTATACCAATAATGAGATTTCCAGATTTGCAGTTGAAACGCTCTCCACGGCCAGTAAGTTAAGACAGCTTGATGGGCAACCTTCTATTATGGAGGAATTTGCAGAAAAGAATAATATTCCAACCTATACCCTAAATAAAAAAGATGGGTATATCATCAATAATCAAACACATAGATCAATGCCATTTAAAAGAAAAGCACCAGAATATTTAAAATTAGTGTCGAACCATATTCCGAAATAGAACAAAAGTAGATTGCATTAACACATAAACAATTATTCATTTTAACATCGAAAGGATAATTAAATGAAACATATTAGAAGAAAAGAAAGAGTGATTTTTAGATTTAATGAGCGTACAAAATTTAGAAAACTATCTGAAACTATTATTTGATTTTGATCCAGAAACCAATGACTTAAAACTAAAACCAATTGAATTTGTAAGGATCAAAGCGATCAAGCAGAGAGAGAACGAAGAGCCGTTAATCAAAACTTTCTTTGTAAAAAGCATTACAGAGATTAAAGATATAATCCAAAAGTACAAATACAATTACAACTTATACGTTGGTGTATGTACTACAAAGGGCCAGAACGAAACAGCTAAATACATGATGGCACGAAAAGTATTATTTCTGGATTATGACCGCAAGGACTATCCACAATACGACGATGTAAAAGACTTCTGTCATCATATCAAGCGGATTCTGCCGTTTATCTTCTATCATTGTGTTGTTGATTCTGGTAACGGATTTCATTTCTATTTTGCCACACAGAAAACGATAGATATTGACAGAGTAACAAGAATCAATAAAAACCTATGTAAAGTATTAGGAGCAGACCCCGAAGCGGTATTAACAACACAATTAGCACGATTACCGACAAGCCTTAACCTAAAGCATGATTCTAAACTAGTTAATATTATTACGAATAATTATGGTAGTCCACAGTTCAAGCCATATAGTTTAAATAAGCTGGAAAAAATAATCAGTTATGCAAAGCAATCCTCAAAGGTAAAGGAAGTGCAGCAGCTTCCACCAAAAGAGTATAATGCAGTTTCCAGTTATTATTGTGTTGAAAAGATGATATCCGAGGGAGTTCAGCAAGGGGAAAGGAATTTCTGCTTAGGAAGAATCGTCAAGTATCTGCAAACGATCAGGGGATATAATTATAGCAATGCTCTGAAGCTGGTACTTGAATGGAACCAGCGTTGCAGACCTCCAAAATCAGTTAATGAGATTGCTGCTGATTTTAAACGGTATTGGGAATCTGACTATAAACTATTGGGTTGCAAATTGGAAGATAAAGTTCACCAATCCATACTCAATAGATACTGTGATAAATACAATTGTAAAACGGTGTACGATAATTCACCTGCCAAACTGAAAACCAAAGAAATTTCAATAGATAATCATTTGCTTCAAAACAGGGTAATTAAGAAATTGCGTGGAAATCATTATCTAATATTAAGCGTTCTGCACCTTCATGATGAGGGATTGACGTATAAACAGCTACAGGAAGAAATTATAAACCCCACAACTCAAAAATGCTGTTTAGCAAGGAATACGTTAAAAACTGTACTCAGAGATTTGATCTTCAAAGGGTACATAGCGTGTGATGGGTATGGTACTTATAGATTGATTAAAATTCCCAACTACGGACAGGGATATACTCGGTACTATTATGCCGCAACCATATTATTGATTAATGGGATCATAAAACAACAGGACTATTTGGTATATTTATGTTTAGTAAGGAATTTACAACAAGATAAAGATGTTTCTTATGATACTTTATCTAATGATACAGGTATATCAAAAGGCCATATTTGTGAGCATATACAGCATTTATTTAAAAGTAAAATATTAGATGTAGAGAAAAGTTATACAGATAAAGGTATACTCTGTAATACTTATACGCTTATAGCTTAAAAAATTCTGTAAAGGCGGGTCACGGGACTACGCTGGTATTGGCTATCGCCTATATTAATCATATGATACAATGGTTCCCGTTTTTGACACTTTAAAAAACTAAAGCTAGTGTTCATGCGGCTTTCAAGAGATATAAAGTTCAAATTTAAGGTTCCCGTTTTTGACACATGAGTCTGAAACTCCGCATGGATACTACGTTTTTAAAAACAGTAAAAAATCAAAAATTAGCTTAAAAAGGAGTAATGAAAATAAAAAATGGGTAAGAAAAATAATAAGGCAATGCAAAATGAGGTAATCCGCGTTCATATTTTAAATATGGTGTATGATAATAAATTTTATCTTGTGGACGATAAAGAAAAGTTATATGTAAATGGTGATACAAAAGGGAAGCTTCTCCCTAATGAGGCAATTTTAAAAGGTATTAAAAGCGGAGAAATTAAAACTGAGAAAGCAGTTAAGAAAGCAGTTAAGAAAGCAACAATCCTTATTAAGGAAAGCGAATTCTTTCGGATTGTAAAAACTTTGAATCCTGAGAATGCAGAGAGGGGTAAAAGGGGTTATCCGTTTTTAAAAGATATTGTAGAGCTTAAAATCGGAAATAGCGCAAAAAGATATGCTCCTTTGTTTGATAATAAATTAGAGCCGGGGATTATTTATGTTAACGGTAAAAAGTTTAAAAGAATATTCTGTAATTCAGGCCAAAATCGACAGAAGAAAGTATTGTTTGTGGCTGCTGAACTCTATGATAAGGTTTTTGAGATTGGTATGTGTGGAATTGATCCGCATGATCCAAGCAAGGTAAAACCGGCTTGTAAATGGAATGCCTATCTCGGATTAAGTTGCACGGATTCTACACCTGTTTCTGCGCCGAATATTGTAATCATTAAGGATTATCACAAGAAAGTATCAGACACTTTTGATGTGGTGACAGGTAGGATCAATGAAAATGATCAATATGAGCTATCGACTAAAGTACAGCATAATGTCAAAAAAGAAATTGATATTTTACCGTTTGACGGCTGCGGGTTGGTCGATGTAGATAAGGCCAGAGAATGGCAAAATGAATTAGGGCTTGATTATCTTCCGGCAAGCTGGCAAGTGCGAATGGCTCCTGCCACAAAGGGGAATCTGTATGTTTTCGATATCAAGGGGTTCGCGCAGGAATATGGTAAGAGAAAGATTACAGACCGTTGGAACCGTGTGTGGGATCTATTTGATGATAAGATCGACTGTATTTTAACGGAATCTATGGTTAAATTTGCAGGGCTATACAACAGTTTCAGCGAATGGGAAACAGCGTTTAATACTGATCTGTACGGCTATCATCGGACGTTTGGCATTAGTCATTACTCGATTCCTTATCGAGGGACACAGAAATCCCCCAAAGGTGTTAAAGACCACTGTGTTATAAGCTACCAGCCACTACAGTCGTTACAATTTACAGACGATCAGATTAAATCTCTTTGCGCTCCAACAGTTAGGGCCGTCAGGAAAGCGCATACTGATATTGATAGCTTTATTAAATGGAGGAATCTTGATGATGAGGATCAGACTGACGATCATGTCCCGCCTGTTCTTATGGCACTGAAATATAATCATGCTTTGGCGAATGATGAGTATGTAAGGGATTGTATTAAGAAAGAACTAACTAATTTTAGGCGAATTAATTGTATCAGGATTCGCGTCGATGGCAGCTATCAGACGCTAGAACCGGATCTCTTTGGGCTTGCACAACGGAGCTTCGGATTAGAACCTACGGGGCTGCTAAAGGCGAGAGAGGTCTACAATAAATATTTTGTAGATAAGAAAATAAAAGAAATCGATTTGATTCGATTCCCGCATATTGCCTGTGAACACTGTCCAGCGAAGGTGGTTGACGAGAGCGGCGAGAATTGGGAGAAGATTAAGAAGTGGTTTAAGTATCAAGATACAGGATACATAACATCCATGTATGATACATTCTTATTGAGAATGAATTCTGCTGATCTGGATGGAGACTGTATTTTTGGGATTTCTTCTCCTGAGATTGTCCAGACGGCGAAGAAGCAGGAAGCAAATACAATTTTGTTTAATTCTGATCAATCCAATGAAAATCAGCAAGTGCAAGCCGATAACTATCTGGCTATGGCAAAAAGTGATGTTGTTGGGTTTAGGAACGATATTGGAACTACGGTTAATAATACCTCGAAACTTTGGAATATGATTACGCCTGAAAATCCGAATAATGGTAAAATAATGGATTATATTAAAGTGATGTCCGTGATTGATTCTTTAACAATTGATTTTGTTAAAACTGGTGTTAAAGCTATTGTGCCAAAAGAAATTAAAAGAGTTTTGAAAGACAGTAAAAATCCGTGGTTCTTTCAATTCAGGAGCTATAAAGAATATGGTGCAGAACAAACGGCACAAGAGAATATTAAGGATTTTGATAGTGAAACACGATCGCTTCATGATAACTCAACATCTAATATGCACAGGATTTCCCATTATATGTTTGATCAGATTTCAAAAATCCGGTTGAAATATAATGTGCCTGAGTTTGACTGGAAAACGCTGTTGCAGGGAGATTATGATTTGACTAATGGTACAATCTACAAAAAAGTAAAACAGAAGCTATTATCGTTAAATAGTGAATATTCAAAATTTTTTAAGGAAATCCACAATGGAAAAGATCCTTCCGATCTTAACAGCGATAATGCCGAAAGACAATCAACGTACAATTCGCAGTTTGAGCTTTTCTTTGCCGATTGCAGAGTTGAGCTATTAATGATCCAGCCTAATATAGATCGTCTGATTAATGATATGATTATTTGTTATTACACAGAAAAATCATTTTCACACATTACTACTAAAAATATTTTGTGGGAATGCTTTCCTGATCAGATGATCGCAAGAGCAAAAGGTGAAAAGCAGGAAAGTAAAATATATAATCTGGAAGAACTTGATAAAAAGTATTATAAACTTGTTGACGCGAAAAAGAAACGCGAAAAACTATCCTCTACAAGAAAAGATATTCCGATGGTTGACAATATTAAAGCTAAAGTATTCATTACTGATGCGGATAAGAAGTTTGTTAATAAACAATTAAAAACTCGGCGCAGCAAAAAATTATATTATGCTATGCTTTATATTTGGTTAAAAATTAATACTGGAAATGAAAAAGAGCAATTGATCAAGATTGGTACAAATAAAAAGCACGGGGAAATTCCGAAATTCCGGATTTGTCAATTGGCAGGAATTAAAACACGGGATTGGCCTGATGCCCTTGAAAGCCTAAAACGGCATAATATGATTGAGAGCAATCTAAAAAATCCGCTTGTTCCTAAAGTACGCTTAAACTATATAAGGCAAGATGGAAAAGAAATTGAACTTCCGAACACTTGTAAGGGAATGCTACACTGGATTAACCGTTATGTTCCGTCAAAAACAAAAGAGCATTATGAATTCATCTTTGATCAATCTACTGCAAAGCAGCCGGGAGTATATCAGAATCAAAAACCTGTTATTAGATTAGAAGACGGAAAAGTATTTCCAAGCGCGCGCGCAGCCGATAGATCAATGGGATTTAGAGGGGATGATGTTGATGGCGTTTGTATGAAAAGAAGGAAAACAAGCGGCGGTTATCACTGGATGTTTTTAGATGAGTATGAACAAAAGCAAGACGCATAAAAAGTAAAATTTACAAAAAACTGAATCCCCGAAAAATGTTATATCACAACATTTTTTCAGGGATTTATTTTATTTGAAGGAAGTACTGTTTTTGGTAAAATAATATATTTCAAATTATTTTTTACCAATTTAAAATGAAAGGCAGGTGCAATCATGGATCAGGGAAAGCTCAGAAAAAGATTAATCTACGCTACTAATGATGTTGGACTAAAAGCAAAGCAAATCAGTAAGATTACCGGCATTGACGAATCTTGTCTGTCACGGTTTAAGACGGGGAAAGCTATGTTGTACCTGTCAGACGCTCAAAAATTAGATGCTTATTTCGATCGGTTTTTTATGATCGAACTTTAAATTTAGTAATAACAACTTGGAAACAGGTTGATTATTATAGCTCATTAATATTTCCGGTAACTTTTGCCGTTTTGCACGGAGTTCAAATCTCCACCTTTCTTAAAAAAAAAGAAAAACGGCTGTGGTGAACTGATGGCTACCTATATGGGGCTGGATTAAAGGCGGACAATCACCTGCCTGCGCTTGTAAGAGCGTTGCCTAAAGTAAATACTATTATTTAGCCATGAAATAGTATTTTGCCTTCGTTCTTGTAGGCACAGTGGCTTTGTCCAGTGCGCCTATGATTATAATCTACAGCTGCAATAGTGGCTGTATTTTATATATAAGTCCGGCAGGATAGCACGCAGAAGAAGTAATGTAATCGTGCGCTATTGTCTATCCTGCTGGACTATTTTTAAAAATTATAATTGCAGGATATTTGCGGGAAGAAATGGTGAAGAATGAGAAATGAAAGATATTCAGAAAATTGCGAAAGACGAAGAATTTAAAAAAGTTGTTGTGAACGGCGAATGTTTTGATAATTATTTGATTAGTAATTATGGTAGAGTTTATAGTTTGTATAGCAAGAGAATATTACATAGAAAGATAAATAATTATGGATATGTTCGTTTTAAGTTATATAAGGATGGGAAGATAAAATACATATCTGGTCATAGATTGGTTGCTTTCGCGTTTGTAAGAAATTCAAAACCTGATCAGTATAATGTTGTAAATCATCTGGATGAAAATAGACAAAATAATAAATGGACTAACTTAGAATGGACAAATGATAAGGGAAATCTTAATTGGAAAGATTGTCAAAAGAGAAGATCAAAGCAAAGAGAAAAGAAGATTTTACAATATGATTTACAGAATAATCTGATTGCTGAATATAATAGTTTTCCGGAATTGAGAAAACAGAATGGATATACTCCTTCTGTGATTTGTAATCACATAAAAAACGGAATTCCGTATGACGGATACATTTGGAAACATTAAGTTTGGAGGATACAAAAATGACAGAAACAAATAATGTAACTGCAACAGTTACAGTCTATTCGCCTAAAATAGCAGAATCGCTAATCGTAGATAAGGGATATTTTACTGAATTAATAGCCATTAGGCGTAATCGAAAAAATCCGAAACATAGAACTTATATATTTCGAGTGGAAGGAAATATCGTACAGGACTTAAATGAGCTAATTGCTGAATCAAGAAAACTTAAATCCGAACGTCGAAAAGAAAAGATTGAAATTGGTAAAGCGATTACGAAAAACGAAGTTGAGAAAAATGAAGAAGTTTGATGTTGATTGGATGCGCCTTGCATTAAGATTGTTAGTTAAGCAAAGCCATATTGATCGAATGATTCATGCGTTTCACTTAAATGGATTTAAGGAACTTGCTCAATTATATTGTGATATATCTAATCTGTATATTGATTTAGTAGAAAAATACGGAGTCAATACTTACTCACAATATAAGCTCGGTGGGTATTTAGTTCAAATGTATGACGCACTAAAACCGGAATGTGACTTTGATGATTTCTGCAAGATCATTTACATTCCGACCGACATTAAGGGATTATATAAATTGCCTGAGGTCGATTAGAGAAGGTGAGATAAACGGCTCGATATCACTTCTATGATACGTTTAAATGGAGGAAGTTAAGGCAAGCGGTGTTGGATCGTGATGGAGGTTTGTGCGTCGTGTGTGGACAGAGAGCCAGCATTGCCCATCATGTTATACCAGTTGATGATAGCAACGTTGATGATCCCTATGTTGTGTGGAGCATGGACAACCTTGTGAGTGTTTGTACTACATGTCATGGCGCTATACACGCGAAGCTTTCAGGTTCAAGCGCAACTAATGATGGATGGATGTTTGATGATGATGGGAATTTAATTTTTGTTGGAGATAAAATAAAAAAATTATCAAAAAATAAAAATGGAAAATAATGGTAAATATTATCAATATCATCGCTATCTCCCCCCGTAATGGAAAACATTTCCAAAACCAGATAGACCGTTGAATGAACAGCTTTTTTCCTCTCTATGGCTTTTTATATCGCGACTATTAATCTTTTATAGAAATATACCAAAAGATTTACAAACATAACAAAAGATAGAAGAAGGTGAACAAAATGGCAATAAATGACAAACAAGACAAAATTCAAACCGAATATTCCAAACTTCGCAAGACGCTAAAAAATGTTCCTTCAGAGAAAATACAGATGGCCGAAGAATTGATCGGTAATGCGGCGTTTATGGCGGTCACATTACGTGATTTGCAGGAAACGATAGAGGAAACCGGGCCAATCGTTGAATATAATCACGGTAAGGTGGAATCTCCTGCGATTAAGAGCTATAACACCATGATTAATCGCTATTCTGGCGTTATGTCACAGCTTCTTAACCTTCTCCCCAAAGACGATTCGGAAAAAGCCGTTGAAACTGCCAACCAGAAAAAACTAAAACAGTTTATTAAAATTGCCGCCGTAAAGTGATGAGCCATAATTACATACAGGAATATTTTGAGAAAATTAACAGCGGAGAAATTATAGCAGGAAAATGGATTAAGCTGGTATATAAAAAGTTAAATGATGAGTTACATCATCCTATCAATCCTTGGGTTTTTGATATTAAAAAAGCAAATGCGCCGATTGACTTTGTAGAAACGTTCTGCCGCAACAGTAAGGGCCGCTGGATGGGGAAACCCGTCCGATTACTCTTATGGCAGAAAGCGCTGTTACAGGCCGTCTATGGCTTTGCAGACGCTAAGACAGGGCATAGGAGAGCACGGGAAGTGTTCGTGATAACAGGCCGAAAGAATGGCAAATCGACCTTTTTAGCCGGTCTTGGAGTTTACGGGATGCTGTCCGAAAAAGGCGCTCAAGTGCTTTGCAGCGCGAATAAGTATCAGCAGGCGCGGATTATCTTTGACGAAGCGCGGAATATGGTTTTGCAGTCACCAGAATTAAGTCAGATTATCCGCAAAAGGAAAACAGATTTATATTGTGATGAAAACTTTTCCAGCATGATCCCGCTTTCAAAAAATAGCAGGTTGGCAGATGGACTAAACTGTTCTCTCGCGCTGGTGGATGAAGTGCATGAGAACACCGATCGCTACAGTTACGATGTAATCAAGCAATCCCAATCAGCACGGGAACAGCCGCTTATATTTACAATCAGCACGGCGGGGTTTGCCAGGCAAGGATTATTTGACATATTGCATAAATATGGAACTGATATTTTAGAAGGAAGATTAACAGATAAGGATATTCCTTACGGTTCGTTTCTTCCATTTTTTTACGAATTGGACGATCCGATTGAAATTGATAAATCAAATTGTTGGATGAAAGCAAATCCATCTCTCGGTCAAATAAAATCATTCGATGAATTAAAAGCAAATGCCGACCGAGCTAAGGTTGACGCTACATTCCTTCCGACGCTGAAAGCGAAGGATTTTGATATTCCGGAAAATGTAGAAAACGCATGGTTAACTCCGCAGGAATTAACTAATACAGCAACTTTTGATCCAATGGATTTTAAAGGTTCCTATTTTGTCGGTGGCGTTGACCTTTCCGAAACTACAGATTTAACTTGTGCTACAGCGTTAATGATGCGCGAAAATGATAAGACAAAGTATGTATTACAGCATTATTTCATCCCAGGAGAAAATGCTGAAAAGAAGATCAGACAAGACAAGGTTCCTTATGATGTTTATCAAAAACAAGGATTGATAACCTGTTGCGAAGGAAACAGAGTTGATTATAACGATGTTACGAAATGGTTCACGGATGTTTTAATGAAAAAGTATGGGATTTACCCTATTATGATCGGGGCCGACAGGTGGAATACTCAGTATTGGTTTCGGGATATGAAAGAAAAAGGGCTTCCGGTTGAGGGAGTAGGACAGGGCTATAAGTCCATGTCTCCAACAATGAAAGCGTTAAAAGTTGACTTTGCGGATCATCTGATTAATTATAATAATAATCAGCTTACCAAGTGGAACTTATCAAACTGTGCGATTAAACCTGATCCTGCTGGTAATATCAAGTTCGATAAATCTAAAAACAGAAATCTCCGTATTGATGGCGTCGCAAGTTTATGCGATGCTTATTTTATTTTAATGGAGCATTACGGAGAATATCAAAGTTATATCAAAGGTAAATGAGGGGAGGTGAGTATTTGGCAAAACAAAAGAGAAGTTTCTTTCAAAAGATATTCGGGAACAAACCGAAGAATAATCAAATATTAACTACTGCTCAAATGCTGAACAGCTATAGCAGCAGGATTTACAATTACAGCGGATCGCTTTATGATAATGCAGTTGTAAGAGCGGCGATTGATTGTAATGCACGTTATACCGCTAAGCTGGGTATGCGCCATGCTTTAAACGGCGTTACAGTCCACGATAACTTGAATAACCTGCTTAGCTTGCGGCCTAATCCATATCAATCAACCTATAGCTTCCTCTATCAGCTTCGGACTATTTATGATTTGGACAATAACGCTTATGTTTTTATACAGCGTGATGATTTTGGGAATCCAATTGCCTTTTGGCCATTTAGTTATTCGCAAGCTGAATTAAAAGAGGATAAGGCGGGTAATAATTATCTGGAATTTACTTTCCGGACAGGGAAGAAAGTAACAGCGCCGATTGAGGATGTTATAATCCTGCGAAAACATCAGTATGAAAATGACTTCTTTGGAGAATCAAATAGAAGGCCATTATTTCCGCTTGTCAACCTTCTACATACGATCAGTGAGGGAATTATCAATGTTTGTAAAAATTCCGCTTTTCTCCGGGGAATTTTGAAATTTACTGGCGCTATTCAACCGGATGACGTCAAGAGAAAGCGGGACGAATTTAACAGCGAGTTCTTATCAGCCCAAAATAACGGCGGTGTAGTTGCCATTGGTTCCGGTGATGATTATGTGCCGATTGAAAGCAAACCGCAGTTAATTGATGAAAAGAATACGTCTTTAACAAATAGAGCCATTTACGACTATTTCGGCACAAACGAAAATATCATAAATGGAACTTATTCGGAAAACCAATGGCTTGCGTATTATGAGAGCACGATAGAAACTTTTATGATCCAGTGCTCGGAAGAATTTAACGCAAAGGTTTTTAACCAACGGCAAATTAGCTTCGGAAACTCGATAGAGTTTGTGCCTGATAAGCTATCTTACATGAGCATGACAAGCAAGGTAAACATGATTAAGGCCGTCAAGGATCTCGGAGTTCTGACCAAAGGAACTATCGCAGATATTCTTAATGTAGAACGTCCTTCCGATCCTGATACAGTTTTACAATCCCTAAATTATGTATCTTCCGAGATTGCGAACGAATATCAGCTTGCACAAGCAAAAAAAGGTACATTGAAAGGGGGCGATACAACAGATGATGCAGAAGGAAATCCGGATGAATCCGATCCAGATCAGAGCAGCGGAACAGACTGAAAATAACAATGATCTAATCATCGAAGGGAAAGCAATTGTATTTAATCAAAAAACGCTTTTATTTGACGATGGTGATGATCAGTATTTTGAGATGATTGATTCCCGCGCTTTAGACGGTATAGATTTATCTAACGTATATCTATATTATAACCATTCTGATAAGGCGGTTGCAAGAACCAAAAATAATACGCTTGAATTAACCATCAAGCAAGATGGTCTATATTTCAGAGCCAAACTCATTGATACTACATATGGTTCTGATTTATACAAGATGGTTCAAAGCAAGTTGGTAGATAAATGCAGCTTTGCTTTTACGATTGCAGAACAGGACTTCGACAGCTCAAGCAATACATTTACAGTTCGCAAGATAGATAAACTGTTTGAAGTTTCTTTAGTTGATTTTCCCGCATACGATGAAACAAATGTAAGTGTTTCCGCACGGTCAAAATTAACTGAATTGGAAACAGAACGTCAGAACCAGATTTACGAAGAAAAACGTAAGAAACTGATTCTTGAAACATTACTTTAATTTTGAAAGGAAGTATTTTAATGAATAAGTTACAAGAAAGAATGTTTGAAATCAATACGCGCAAGGCCGAAATCCGCAAGAATATTGAGACAAACAAAGAAAAGGTTGATCTGGATAAATATGAAAAGGAGCTTCGCGCTCTGAATACAGAACTTGAAGATATCCAAAAGAGGATGAAGCTTGCGGATGGAATTACGATTGAGAAACCAAAGGAGAATATTGAAATGAAAGATAATTTTACTGTTGACAGCAAAGAATATAGAAGCGCGTTCCTGAAAAAGCTTCAGGGCAACCGCCTGAATGAAGTTGAACAACGGGCTTATAGCTCTGTTTCTGATTCTGCTGGTGCCGCTATTCCCACGCAGACTTCCGACCAGCTTATTAGCAAGATCAAACAGGTTGCGCCGATTCTGAATGAAATCACGCTGCTTCAGGTTGCCGGTGATGTAAAGTTCGCGGTCGAGGACGTTAGGGACAATGCAGCACGGCATACTGAAAACGCGACTGTTAATCCTGCCGGTGATAAGCTTGTTTCCGTTTCGCTCGGCGGGTATGAGTATGTAAAGGTCATCTCTATCAGCAAGACCGTACAGACAATGGCAGTCGATGCTTTTGAGGGATGGCTTACTCGGATCCTTTCCGAGGATATTGCACGTGCAATCGAAAACGATATTATCAATGGCACTGGGACAGATCAACCGAAGGGCGTTGCTTATGCCAACACTTGGGACGATACCAATTCTCTAACTGTAGCGTCCGGTTCTTCCCTTACCTATGCGAATGTCTGCAATTTTGTGGGGCTGCTTCCCGGTGGTTATGACGCTAACGCTAAATTCCTTATGAGCAAAAAGACGCTTTATCAGGACTATATTCAGCTGATGGATAAGAGCAAAAATGACCTTGTGATCCGTAACGCAGACGGTACTTTTAATGTGCTTGGTTATCCTGTCCTGCTTTCTGATTCCGTTACCCTGCATGATGCTTATCTGGGCGATTTCACTAAGATCGTTGCTAACCTGTCTCAAAACATTGCAGTTGAGTCCAGCGTGGAAAGCGGGTTCAGGTCTAACAGCATTGATTTCCGAGGCGCTGCTATCTTCGATTCTAAGCCTGCAATTGGTGAAGCGTTCGTAAAATTAACTAAGGCAGAAGCATAAGGATAGGTGATTAGATGTCACTTTTGAATCAAATCAAACAATCTCTTCGCATCACAGCAGACAATACGGCGTTTGATGCTGAAATTACCGATCTGATTCTTCAATGCATCGCGGATTTAGAGGGATCGGGAGTTTCTCCCCCTTCCTTTAATTCGTATGGCGAAATTGATGAATCAGGCAATACCATTGATACAATTACAGATGGGAATATCCGTCAAGCTATTATTTTGTTCTGCAAAGCGTATTTTGGAATTGACAATCCGGATAAGGAGTTTTTTGTTGATCGTTATCATTACAAAAAGGCGCAATTATTAAATCAGTCCGCTTATTTGGTTGGTGATAATAGTAATGAGTAAAGCGATCTTTAATCAAACGATTGATTTAGTTTCACAAACCTATACGGAGGATGAATTAGGGCAACAGATTCCAGATCAAACGATTTACCGGACTGTTTATGCCGCAAAGAAAAGTGTTCCTCAAAATGAGTTTTTCCTCTGCGGTCAAACTGGAATTAAACCGGAATCTGTGTTCATTGTCCGAACAGGCGAATATAGCGGAGAAACAAAGTTACGCTTTCCTGCAAATGGAAACGGAACTATTTATAGCATCTATCGTGTTTATGATACGGTTAATGAATGTACGGAGCTTTATGCGGAGGTGAGAGCCGGTGGATAATGTTACAGTTACGGCTGATACTCTTGGAGCTACAATCGCGGAATCTCTGCAAGAATTTTCTGATGAAAAAATGAAGGAAATCAAAGGAATTATTTCCGAAAAATCGAAAGAGTGTGCAAACAATATCAAGCGTGATTCTCCTAAGAGAAATGGTAATTATGCAAAAGGTTGGACAGCTACAAAGCAATTTGAGGATAATCTTAATATATCATATGTTGTCCACAATAAGACGGATTGGCAGCTCACTCACCTCTTAGAGAATGGGCACGCGAATCGTGACGGTTCGAGAACCGAAGGTATTCCGCACATAGAACCTAATTGCGAAAAGATAGAAGCTGAGATTGACGAGGCGATAGAAAAGACGGCTGGTGATTAATATGGAAATAGCTGACTTTAAAGCCATACTTGAGTCAATTGATATACCGGTTGTGTATCATAGTTTTCAAGCTTCCGGTATGGAAGTAAAACAACCGCCTTATATCTGCTGGTATGTAAAAGAATCGGATAATATTCCGGGTGATGATAGGGTGGTTTCAAAGTTTAATCGTGTGAATATTGAACTTTACACAGACTACAAAAATCCAGAATTAGAACAGAAATTAGAGGACGCTTTAGATGGAGCATCTGTTTTTTATGACAAAACTGAAATATATATTCAGGAAGAAAAAATGTTTGAAATTTTATACGAAATTGAAATTTAATTAAGGAGTGAGATATTATGTCTAATAAAATCAAATATGGTCTTAGAAATGTTTATTATGCGTTAACTGGAGAAGATGGCAGTTATGAAGTTCCAAAGCAAATTACTACAGCAACTTCTATTTCGCTAAAACCAGCGAATGCAGAACTTACCGCCTACGGCGATGACGCGCAACTTATTGACAAACAAATTAATCGCGGATATACAGGAAGCATTTCTTTTCAGGTTATTCCGGATGAATTCCTGACTGATGTGCTTGGAATGACAAAAGACAGCAGCGGTGGTGTAATTGAAAGTGCTGATGATAAGCCGCATGAAGCAGCTTTACTATTTGAATTCCAAGGTGATCAATCGGCAAGAAGGCACGTATTGTATCGGGTATCGTTTGCGCGTCCGAATATCGAAAGCGAAAGTATTGCTGATAAAGTTTCCACAAAAGAATCATCGCTTGACATTACCGTGATGCCTGTTGTTGGCGGTGATCTGAATGGAAAGATTAAGGAACATATAGATGATACAACGGAAACCCATACGGTCTATCAAAGCTGGTACACTCAGGTTTATATTCCCACTGTTGATGGAGGCACTGGAACTTGAATATCGTCTACGGCTTACGGAACGTCTATTACGCAAAATTAAATAAACAATTTACACCTGATTACGCTGATCCGGTAAGGATTCCGGGTGCAGTTAGTTTAACACTGACGTCGGAAGATAATCATGAAATTGCGAATACAGGCAGTAATAATCCAGCGGCTTTTTTTAATACCGCTCATACCTATAACGGTACTTTGCAATTTGCGGATTTACCGGTACAGTTTCGACAAGATATCCTTAATGAGGTTGTTGAAAATGGCACGATTTGCGAACCGACAGAAGGCGGCACAAATGAGTTTGCATTGCTTTTCGAAATACAAGGCAATGCACGGCAGAGACGCTATCTATTTTACAGATGCCGAGTATGGTATCCGGATATCGCGGCAGATACAATTAAAAACAACGTTGATGTCAAAGGCGATAGCTTACCAATTTTGGCTTTATCTCCACCATGGCATGATCCAACACCTTATGTTAAACGTTATGTTGAGAATTCGCCTGAGACGGCTGATATTTATAACAATTGGTTCAATAAGGTTTACATTCCGACATGAAAAAGGAGATTTATGATAAATGGAGAAAACATTAAAAATTGATGGTAGGAATATTACTTTCAAAGCGACGGGTGGAACGCTATATCGATATAAAAATCAATTTGGAAGAGAATTTTTGTCCGATGCAGCCGATCTGATGAAGTTTGAAGAAAGCAAAACCAAAAAGAAAGTAAAAAGTCCAGATGGTAAAATAACTTTTCAAGATGAATATGATTTTACAAAACTTAATCTTGAATTGGTTTATAATCTTTCTTGGACAATGGCGAAGACCGCCGATCCGAATTTACCTGATCCTCAATCTTGGCTTGATAGTTTTGAGGTATTCCCAATTGCAGATATTATTGAACCTATTATGGAATTACTTCAAAAATCGATTGAAATGAATACACCAAAAAACGGGTAAACGGTGATAGTCAATTCGAAGATGAAGATACAGAGCCAATAAGTACGGAGGAATTTCTTGCGCTTTGTAAAGCAAACGGTTTGTCTATTGCCGAAATAGATGATCTAAATATAGGAAGAATTATAGAGTATATCTATTCTTATACTGATATTTTGAAACAAAGGTATGGTGTAGGAAATCAAAGCAATCAATCAGATGTAAGACAAGCGACACAATCCGACTTCGATGCTTTTTAAATGGAAGCGAAAGTTTGAAATTAATTACAAAAGATCAGATGAATTATATTTTGAAACATACTAAAGAAAAAGTTTATATAACTGTTGTTAATAGACAAAGACCTAAAAAGAAACATAGGTATATTGAACTAAGTAAAAGTATAAAACAACTATTAAACGATTATAATAAAACACAAAAAGTAATATATAGATCGGATTAATTTAAAGCTGTCGTACAATAGTGCGGCAGCTTTTTTATGTAAAAGAAGGTGAAAAATTGATTGGCGAATAAAGGCTTAAAGGGAATTACTTATGAAATAAATGGCTCGACTGTAGGGCTTCAAAACGCATTAAAAGAAGTCAATACAAAGACACGTGATCTTAATTCAGAGTTAAAACAAGTTCAGCGATTATTAAAACTTGATCCTAATAATGTTACTCTTTTAAAGCAGAAGCAGGATCTTTTAAATAAGTCCATATCGGAAACAAAAGATAAACTAAATACTTTAAAGGACGCTCAGAGTCAAGTTGAACAGCAATTTCGTAACGGGGATATAGGTGAAGAACAATACAGATCCTTCCAAAGGGAAATTGAGAATACAAAGCAAAAATTAAAGCAACTGGAAGATCAGGCAAAAAATACAGGATCAATATTAGGAACTCATTTGCAAAATGCAGGGGAGAAGATATCAAGCGCCGGACAAAAGATAAGCGGTGCCGGACAATCCTTAATGCCCGTAACAGGTGCTATTGTCGGGATCGGTACTGCTGCTGTTGTAGCTGGTGATAATTTTGAAGCACAAATGAGTCGTGTTAAAGCGATAAGCGGGGCAACTGGACAAGATTTTGAAGCATTAAGGAATCAGGCATTACAGCTTGGACAGGATACCGCTTTCTCTGCTGGGGAAGTAGCTGAAGGTATGGAGAACCTTGCAAGTGCAGGTTTTAGTACCCAAGAGATTATGTCGGCTATGCCGGGTATGTTGGATTTAGCGGCTTCCAGCGGGGAGGATCTTGCAAGCAGTAGTGATATATGTGCTTCTACTCTTCGTGGTTTTGGTTTAGCTGCTGGTGACGCTGGACATGTTGCGGACGTATTGGCGAAATCATCCGCTGATACAAATGCTTCTGTTGCTTCCTTGGGTGAAGCTATGAAATACATAGCTCCTGTTGCTAACTCTGCTGGATGGAGTTTGGAACAAGTAACCGCCGCTATTGGTGAAATGGCTGATCAGGGAATAAAAGGTGAACAAGCTGGAACTACCCTTCGTGGAGCGTTAACTAATTTGATGAATCCATCAAGCGAAGCAGCTAAAGCAATGCAATCCATAGGCTTTTCAGCTTATAACAGTCAAGGAAAAATGAAACCGCTATCGGATATCATTGCCGATTTAAATTCCAAAACAAAAGGTCTATCAAATCAACAGCGAGATCAAGTTGTATCGACAATTATGGGAACAAACGCTTTAAGCGGTATGCAAGTACTGTTAAAAGACGGAAGTTCCAATCTGGATAAATTAACGGCATCCTTGAAAAACTCCGATGGTGCGTCTAAAGCAATGGCTTCTACCATGCAGGACAATACCAAAGGAAGTATAGAACAGATGATGGGATCGATTGAAACCGCTGCGATAAAGATTCAAACCGCTTTAGCGCCTACAATTACCAATATAGCAAACAGTATCACAGGGTTAGTTAATAAGTTTTCCAGTTTGGATTCCGCACAGCAAGAAACGATTATAAAAATTGCTGGTATTGTAGCTGCTGTTGCGCCCGCCCTTCTTATAGTCGGTAAAATGACAACTGGAATCGGAGCATTGACTTCTGGTGTCGGTAAAACGATGACAGCTGTATCCAATTTCCAAAAAGTTTTGAAAGGTGGGGGTACATTAGCTAAAGCTTTTAGTGCTGCTTTAACTCCCGCCGGTGCTGTTGTTGCGGCGGTAATAGCGGTTACAGCGGTAGTTGCCTTATTAGTAATCGGAATTAAGCATTTGTGGGACACAAATGAAGGATTTCGGAATACTGTTACAGCGGTTTGGAACGGTATTAAAACGACTATAACAACTGTTGTCAATGCTATTGTAGGGTTCTTTACAACAACGATACCGGGAGCATGGAACGGCCTTGTATCTTTGTTTAATTCGATTCCTGCTTGGTGGAATGGATTATGGACACAGGTAGGGCAATTCTTTACAAGTTTATGGAATGAAATAGGAAACTTCTTTACAGCGACAATTCCGACATGGGTTAATAATTTTATTAATTTCTTTGCAACTTTGCCTGAGAAAATAGGGTATATCATTGGAACAGTCTTTGCAAGTATTGTTAATTTTGGAGTAAACGCATTTAATTGGGTAACAACAGAGTTGCCGAAGATAATTAATGGAATTATCAATTGGTTCGCTCAATTACCTGGTAAAATATGGACTTGGTTATTAAATACAATTACCAAAATTAAACAGTGGGGAACTGATACGTGGAACTACTTGTCACAACAGATTCCAAAAATTATAAACGGCATTGGAACATGGTTTAGCGGATTACCGGGTAAGGTATGGACTTGGCTATTAAATACTCTGGATAAAGTTAAAACATGGTGTGGTAATTTAGTCTCTACAGCAGGAACAGAAATTCCCAAATTTGTGGCGAAGGTTATGGAATTTATCGGAGAGTTGCCCGGAAAAATGCTTGATATCGGAAAGAACATTGTTCACGGTATTTGGGATGGTATCAACGGAGCAATTAGTTGGTTACATGATCGTATTTCTGATTTTTGTAGTGGGATAGTTAAAGGATTCAAAGATCATCTAAAAATACATTCTCCCTCTCAAATCTTCGCTGATGAAGTCGGCAGGTATATGGCTCTCGGTATTGGTCAAGGATTTATAGAAAATATGAAATCCGTTGCTTCAATGATGCAAGCGTCGATACCTACTAATTTTGATTTGACATTAGGGACAAGCATTAATGGGATGAACGGCTTAAAAACAGCGGCTGCGAGCGCTAATTCATATTCTTATAACAATAATACTCCTATCAATCTTAAAATTAAAATGGGAAATATTACGGTTCAGGGAAATGCAGATGAAAAGGTAATAGCCCAAATGAAACAAATTGCCCAAGATGAAGTTAATAAGATCACCCGCGAATTAAAGAATTTTGGTTCTACGGTTGATCAATTTGTAAATCGTAATAAAAGGTAAAAAATAACGGCAGTGACTATATAGCCATTGCCGTTATTTTTTTTCTGTAATTTTTATTGCATAGATTAGATTTTCTCTTTGAGAATCGCCATGATCTCATCTGGTGACTTTCCCGTTTTGCTGATGAATTCCTGAAGTTTCTCCAGCTTCTTTTGATTCTGAGCATCAAGAATCGCCTGTTTTTGAGCCTGTAAATCTTTGATCCGTTCGTTGATCTTAGACTTTTTAGTTTCCTCATCTGCTATTTGATCATCAATCCTCTGTAGTTTCTCTTCGTCGGAAAGCTGTTTTCCGCGAGGCATAGATATCAACTCCTTATTTGGTTTAATTTATTCTATAACAATTATTGGAGTATGTAAAGAGAAATAAACAAGAAATACATATATCATATATAATTAAAATAATATTTTTTATAATCCTTCATTGGTATGGGACTTGCATTCATTGAAATGGCGTGATATACTCAGACCAATAAAGAGACAGGATGCAGACCAATAAAGTATTGGAGTGGAATTATAATCTTCATTGGTTTAAGATGATATTCAAATTCTTGAAAACTCAGGATTCATGCGGGTTTGCGATATCGATATACTGAATTCCTATTTCGGCTACACCATCCACAATACGCGCGGAAAGCCGACGAACAGCGAATTC